ACATCACGAAACAGGAGACAATATATTTGTTGATCTAGATATGCTGATCACAGGTGATATGGCAGTGTTCTTGCCAGATCCCGCAGTTGACATCACAGTTTTGCCCAACTCAGCGGTTAAAAAAATCAACAGTAGCATAATCAGTTGGCGGCAACCAATACACGCACCTTGGATAGAGTTTGTGGCCAGGAGAGATTTCCATTTAGGTCAGCCCTCACCTTGGGGTGATCAAGAACTGTTTGAGATCTGTGAATCAAGAGGCGAAATATCAATGGGTCATCACAGTGGTGCCAACATAGGTTGGTTAAACCGGCGTACTGATGCAACACCTGTTGCAAGATTAGGAGTTGATCACAGGGTCATAGTGTGCAAAGGCCCAAGAAACCCACACGAAAATCTAGACAACCCATATGTCAAGGAGTATTGGAGCAGATGAAGTTATGTTTTCCCAAAGGAGATACACATTTCCACAGTGATGCGTGGGACACTTATCAACTCACCCAATATCGTCAAGCTGTAAAAGCCACACGCAATCGTGGTGTTGCCATAGACTGTGGTGCCCACGCAGGAATAATGACCAGGAGACTGTGCGAAGACTTTAAAAACGTTCATGCATTTGAACCTGTGCATTCTCGGGTGTTACAACAAAACACTGAAGATTACAGGAACCTCACAATCTGGGAATATGCTGTGTTCAGCAGCCCAGGATCGGCTAGGATGCACATTAGGACTGACAACAGTGGTGATTGCAGTTTGAGTGACGATGGTGTAGAAATAGAAACACGCACCATTGACAGTTTTGCATTTGCGACTGTGGATTTTATTAAAATGGATATACAAGGCTCAGAGTTGCCTGCATTGCGAGGAGCCACCGAAACCATATTAGAATGTCATCCTACACTGATGATAGAAATAGAACCTGATGATCCCAATCGTACTCAGATACAAGACCTGTTACAAGAATGGGATTACAGTTTAAAATACACAAAAAACGCAGATTGGATTTACATATGGGATGGTTGGCGATACTGTTAGCGGTGTTGGTCATATATTTTGTGATTGACGCATTTTTTAGAATGTAATATAATACAAGAACAAAGTTGCTACGGAGGAAACAAATGAACTTTGAAATAATGACAGGGGACAATCGCAAGACCCTTAAAACACTTGCAGATAACAGCGTGGATGCCATAGTTACAGATCCACCCTACGGAATAGATTTTTTAGGTAAAACTTGGGACGCAAACACAGGCGCACTTGAGACCTACACAGAATGTTTGAGAGTGCTAAAACCAGGCGGGTATATTTTAGCGTTCAGTGCCGCAAGAACCTATCATCATCTTGCTGTTACATTTGAACAAGCAGGGTTTGAGATCCGTGATCAGTTGATGTGGTTGTATAGCAGTGGATTTCCTAAAGCACAAGACATTGGTAAGAGTATTCACAAGAGACAGAATAAAGAGAAGTCATACACTATACCATCTGAAGATATTCTAAAACTCACACGCATTGAAGGTGATTTATATCAACACCCAGATGGATACCAAGTGAGAAAACTGCCCAACACTAAAGGATCAGGTGCTGCTGATCAGTATGGTGGCGGCAAATGGCGAGACACATATGAGCGTGTTGTTGAAGTTGACAATGAATGGGCAGGTTGGAAAACAGCACTAAAACCAGCACACGAACCTATTGCAATGGCCCGCAAACCTTTTAAGGGATCAACCATAGATAATGTATTAGAACACGGTGTTGGAGCATTGAATATTGACGCAACACGGATTGGCGATCCTATATCATATGAAAGCAAGAGTGCTTTTAGCAATAACGCATCAAGAGAAATGAAAGAAGGGATTGATCGTGCGGATTATAGTGAGCAAGTAGAAGTCCAAGGTAGATTCCCCAGCAATGTGTTAGGTGAAGTCCCAGGTTATCAAAAGTATTTCTACTGTCCTAAGGTAAGTCGCAGAGAGAGACATTGTGGTTTTGAAGCACCACCACCAGAAAAGTTCAATAGCCCAGAAGAGATGAAGAAGCATCCACTGTGGGATCCCAGCATTGGCACCAACAGTCATAGATTGATGTCAAAGATACGACAACACAACAGCGTAGGCAACAATCACCCTACTGTAAAACCTGTAGAGTTGATGAAGTATTTGATCAAACTGGTCACACCAGAAAACAGTGTTGTATTGGATCCGTTCTGTGGATCAGGTTCAACAGGTATGGCCGCAGTTGAACTTGGACACACATTTATTGGTTGTGAGTTAGATCCTAACTATGTAAAAATAGCAGAGACTCGCATAACCGCTTGGAACACCCCTGAACCATCAGGTACAACATATGAAAGGCTTTTTGAAGAAAGTGATTGACACACGACGATGATTTTTTACCCTGGTAAAAACCTTTGGTCCGTAAAAAAAATCTCTTGACCTTCAACGGTTTATCAAGTATTATAGTATTGTAACAACGGAAAGGCACACAATGACACTCTCACAAAAGGCATATCAGGCAATGTTGATCAACACCGTAAACTCAGGCAAGATAACCCCAAGAAAGGCTACACGACTATGGACACAATATGTACAAACACAGTAACCCCAGACCAGGCGCACAACTGAAACTGCCACCAGGCATACCCAAAGAGTTTTACAACTATTGGCGCAGCAAGGGGCGCAATCCTCACAATGGTGCACGTATGCGGATGACACTAGAACAGTGTTGGAGCAAGTGGGAACCCTACTGGCAGGATAGACACAACGGCCCCAGCAATCTACCCCCGGGAGATCAATATGTGTTAGGGAGGTATGGTGATTCGGGCGACTATACGGTGGAGAACTGTAGAGTTGTTACACACCGTGAAAACACGCTGGAGAGAGACCATAAGAAGGTTGCTAGACCAGGCACTACACATGATAGAGGCAACGGTAATCCAAGGCAGGCCGCACCGTGTTGGGTTGGTGATACACGCTATGCGAGCATTGCTAGTGCTGCACGAGCGCATGGGATCCATAAGACCACGGCGCAGAACAGAATAGAAAAATCCGGTTATCCAGAGTGGAGATACTGTGAAGAAAGGACGGGCCCAGTTTGATGCTGAAATGAGACACGCCATGAATAGCAGGGCCTCTCTCTCACGGCAGAGGACGGTCCCCCTGTAAGCTGGTGAATAGTAGCACACCTTGGAAGAAAGGTCAAGAGGATTCTTTACCACGATCAGGTAGGGGATCCTTTTTTCTTGGCCAGGGATCCTATCAACCTCCACCCCCACCAGTATACTACCATTTTACAGGTTGTCAAGACCTTTTTTTTTGGTTTTTTTTGGTGATTTAACCCATTGATATTGTTCAAGAAAACCCTGCCCCGGGGATAAGTCATTGAAATCATTAGAAAAAAAGAGGTTGACCCCGACTGGTAATCACTTTCTTTTTGCGTGTTCAATACCCTTCGCACACCTTAGCAGCGATCTGTCGACAGTTTCTACTGTTATTCACACAGTTCTTTCTGTGTCAATACTCCCTCATAAGTCTCTATATAAGCCTACATATAAGCCTATAGTTCGCTTCTATCCTGTGCCATCATACGTTTGATATCACCTAATGAGTCTGCTATTCTTTTTAAACTATATCCAATGTTGTTCATTCTAAACAATAGTTGTTCTAGTTGATCTTCATCTAATGTATTAGTGTTTGATTCTAATGCTTCTAGTTCTTCTTTGAGTTTCTTCATGCGTTCGCTTTTGTTCATAGTGTTATTTCCTTTTTGCTTTGCGTCTTCCTCCTTGGGTTAGTTTTTTATACTGCTCCCAGGTAACAGTTGATTGATTCCTATATCTTCTCTGTGAGTTATAGTCGTGGAATCTTGCTCTTAGTCTTTGAGCGGCACCTTTGTATTTTCTCTTTGCTGGCATTGGGATCTCCTTCGTATTGGCTTACATATACTTATTTAGAATGCTGCGTGGGGATCTTCTTCATCTCCTTCACGTTCGCCAGTAGCAATATAATTCAACAACTCGCTGTGTGTGAGGCCATCAGATTGTATGGGTTCGCCTCCATAGTGTGATACAAACTTTCTCTTGAACTCTTGCCATTCATCAGCTGTGAGTCGTGTGTCACCATATGGATCAAAAGGCCATTCCGGTTTGGGTTCTTGACTTCTTAGATATGCACCATAGGTCCAATCACGTCTTCGAAAGTTTTTTAAAAAATCATCTGTGTTCATTTACCTGCTCTCCTTTGGGCAAATGTTCTGGGGCGTACTCGTCGATCGTGTAGGGGATTGATCCAAAGTCTTGTGCCTCTCACATTGTTTTGTCGTTGGCGTTCTGTCAAATATTCACTGCTGAGTTCTTCTTCTGAGATCCATAAATCATACA